TGGGGTCAGCGTTTCCTTCCCTTTCCGCTGACCCCAACCTTTCAGGATAAAAATGGGTACAGGTGGGTTCAAGGCTGGCACGGATTACGAGGCCGCTCGAACACGCAAGGTTAACGCTGAAGCGGAAATCGCAGAGCTTGAACTTGCCAAGATCCGAAAAGAATTGTGCGCGACAGAGGATGTCGTAAAAGCGTGGGCTGATGTGCTGCAGGCGTGTCGGGCTAAGTTCCTGGCGTTGCCGGTGAAACTGGCTCCGCTGATGTCGCAGGAAACCGACACCGCAATCATCAAAGACCTGATCGAGCAACAGATCCGCGAGGCACTTTCTGAGCTATCGAACTACGATCCTAAGATCGATGCGACTAAAACGTCCGTCATGGTTGAAACACCGGATGGGGAAGAACCGGCCACAGAAGCGGCAAAGAGGGGTAGGGGACGGCCACGAAAGGTCGATGTCCTCCAAGGGTGATGGATGTGTTCCATCAGACGAATGAGTCTAGGGCGCAGTTGGTTGCGGACCTGAAGCGTTCACTGGATCAGCTAAAGCCACCGCCGAAGTTGTCGGTTGCTGAATGGGCGGATGCTGAGAGGCGTTTGGACTCGCAGAGCAGTTCTGAGCCTGGCCGGTGGATTACTTCACGTGCGGAATACCAGCGTGGTATCATGGATGCGTGTTCAGATCCGACGGTGAAAGAGGTTGTGGTGATGTGCGGCGCACAGCTCGGCAAGTCTGAGATGTTGCTTAACACCATTGGCTACCACATGGCGCACGATCCGGCTCCGATCCTGATGATGCAGCCGACGGTGGACATGGCGCAGTCGTTCTCCAAGGATCGTGTCACAGCCGGTTTGCTCAAGTCCACTCCGTGTCTGCGCGAAAAGGTGCGCGACAATCGAGGCAAGGACTCCGGCAACACGGCTTTGCACAAGATCTTTCCTGGCGGTGCGCTTTCGCTTGTTGGTGCAAACAGTCCATCGTCTCTTGCTTCGCGTCCTATTCGTGTCGTGCTTTGCGACGAAGTGGATCGTTATCCCGCTTCCGCCGGTACTGAAGGTGATCCGATTTCACTGGCTAAACGTCGAGCGGCCACGTTCTGGAACCGGAAGATCATTCTGGTGTCAACTCCGACCAATCGTGGTGCTTCTCGGATCGAAGATGCGTATCAGGAGTCGGATCAGCGCAAATTCATGGTGCCGTGCAAGGATTGCGGTGAGCATCAGGAGATGAAATGGGCCAACGTCTCATGGGAGCGTGATCTTCCTAAGACGGCTGTTTATGGATGTGAACATTGCGGATCAATCTGGTCCGACGCTGATCGTGCAAGAGCGGTGGCTAAGGGCCAGTGGAAGGCCACTGAGGCTTTCAACGGTGTCGCTGGGTTCCATCTCTCGGCGCTCTACAGCCCTTGGTCAGTTCTGGCTGATGCGGTTGAGGAATTCCTCGGTGCGCGAAAAGATCCTATGCGCCTGAGAACATTTGTTAACACCTTCCTCGGTGAAACATGGGAGGATCAGGGCGAGGGTGTCGATGACATCGCAGTCGCAAAGCGGAGAGAAGAATATGAAGAAATCCCAGAAGACGTCGTCCTCCTCACGGCGGGCGTTGACGTCCAAGACGACCGGCTCGAATGCGAAATCGTCGGATGGAGCAAAGGGGAAGAATCTTGGTCCATTGCCTATCACGTTCTTTACGGCGATCCGTCCAACCCCAAGCTCTGGTCCCAACTCGATGAAATCATTCTGGCAACATATGAGCATCCTACCGGCGAAAGCATGGTTATACGTTGCACTACAGTGGACTCTGGTGGTCACCACACTAGGGCGGTGTATAACTACGCTAAAACTCGCGCTGGGCATCGCGTATTTGCAATCAAGGGTGTCGGTGGCGAAGGCAAAGCTATCGTTGGCCGTCCAAGCAAAAACAATATCGGCAAAATTCCGCTTTATCCCGTTGGCGTGGACACGGCTAAAGAGCTTCATTACGCACGGCTGAAGATCGAAGAGCCATCGCCAGGGTATTGCCACTTTCCGGTTGGTCGTGACGATGAGTATTTCAAGCAGCTAACGGCTGAAAAGCAAATGCTGAAGTACAGCAAAGGCTTTCCCAGTAGGGTCTGGGTTAAAACTCGCACCAGAAACGAGGCTTTGGACGTTCGAGTGTATGCAATTGCGGCACTGGCAATTATCAACGTGAATATGGATAGCGTTTACAACAAGTTTTATGCTAATGTAGCTGGAAAGATGGTTCAAAAGACGGTTGATGAACCTATTCATCCGTTGGCTGATCCTAAGAAGGCGGCTAAAAAGCGTAATTCTGGCGGTTTCGCTAACAGTTGGAGGTAGTGTGGCTAAGTCTGTTAAAGTCGGCACAAATCCAACCCATATTACGCGCAAGGTTCGTCGCAAAGGCCGTCACTGCAAGAGGCTGAAGAAGAATCAGCGCACTTGCTCTTCGTTTTTCGGGAGTCGTTAATGGCAAATCTGTTCGACGTTGCGAACGCTTTGACGACTGAGCCGGAGTCTGTTGTCGCTGGCACGTTTGTGCAGTGGAAGCGGGCTGATCTGGCTGTTGATTATCCTCCTGCGTCCTATGATCTGGTGTACAACATTCGCCTGAGTAACGGCGCGGGTGTGGACACAAGCATCACGGCAACCTCTGGCTCAGATTATTTCCTCGCAGCCATTCCGTCGAACACCAGTGCTGCTTGGTCCGCCGGAACCTACGCATGGCAGGCATTCATTGTCCGCAAGAGTGATAGTGCAAAGCTCTCGGTTAACACCGGAGAGTTTGAACTCCTGTCGAACCTTGATCAAAACGGTGCGGATAACCGTTCCCATGCCACGATCATGGTGCAGAAGATCCAGTCCCTGCTTGAGGGCAAGGCGGACAAGGATGTTACCAGCTATTCAATCCAGGGTCGCTCGATCTCCAAGATGTCGATCACCGAATTGACTGATTGGCGCGACTATTACCGGAAGGAGGTGGTCAAGGAACGTCAGGCTGCTGATCTTGCCGCTGGCAAGAAAACCGGATCAACCATCAAGGCGAGATTTCTCTAATGGGTTTCTGGGATTTTCTACGTCCTGCTGAGAGGCAGCCTAAGCGCAAAATGCAGCAGCGTAACTATGCAGCTGCAAATCAGGGTCGGCTCTTTGCTGATTTCAAGGGTAGCAACCGGAGTGCGGATAGCGAGATGCGTCCTGCTCTGGTGCTTATGCGCGACCGTTCGCGTGATCTGGCGCGTAATGATCCCTATGCCCGACGGTTTCTTAGCCTTGTACGTACAAACGCCGTTGGTGAAACCGGATTGTCGCTTCAGGTAAAGGCGCGCAACGGTGACGGGTCTTTGGACGTCATCGGTAACGACCAGATCGAGCGCACATGGTATGATTGGGGCCGTTCCTGCACCGTAGACGGCAAGATGACATGGACGGATGTCCAGCAGTATGTAGCTGAAGCATGGAAGCGCGACGGTGAAGCGTTTATCCAGATCGTCCGCTCTAACCGGTTCAAATACGGTGTGGCTCTCAACCTGGTTGAGGCTGACCTGATCGATGAGCAAAAGAACCAGTTGCTGCCGAATGGCAATCAGATCCGGATGGGTGTCGAGATCGACAAGTTCCAGCGTCCGGTGGCTTATTGGGTGCGTCAGGCACATCCAGGTGATTACGACTTCTCGCAGAAGAACGTAGCAAGCGTTCGCGTGTCGGCATCTGAGATCCTGCATATCTACCAGCAGAACCGCGCAGGTCAGACACGCGGCGAACCGGCTTTCGCTCCGGTTATGACGGCTGTGAAGATGCTCAACGGCCATCGTGAGGCTGAACTGGTGGCTGCGCGTCTCTCGGCTTCGAAGATGGGCTTTTTCACTTCACCGACTGGTGATGATTTCAACGCTGATGATTACGACGGCAATGTTCCCATTATGGATGCAGAGCCTGGCACGTTCCATCAGTTGCCGCCTGGTGTGGATTTCACTGCGTTTGACGCCAGCCATCCCTCGACAGCGTTCGCAGACTTCCAGAAGGGCATCCTTCGCGGCATCGCATCAGGCTTGGGTGTGAGCTATGCAAGCCTGTCGAATGATCTGGAGGGGACCAGCTACTCATCCGTCCGTCAAGGCGCTCTCGAAGAGCGTGATGGATATAAGATGATGCAACGCTTCCTTATCGATCATCTGGCTGTTCCGGTTTACGCAATGTGGCTCCAGCACGTTATGGAGTTCGCATTTATCTCCATTCCGGCGACGAAGTTCTCCAAGTTCTTCGACGAAAGCGTTTTCCGTGGTCGCGGCTTCTCATGGGTTGATCCTCAGAAGGAAATGAACGCTGCGGTTATCGGACTGCAGAACGGATTGCTTTCTCCGTCGGATGTTGCGGCGCAATATGGCCGTGATGTGGAAGAGATCTACAGCACATGGCAGCGTGACAAGCAGACGGCTGAAGCGTTTGGCCTAACTCTGGCGTTCGAGCCGTTTGGTGGGAACGAAGCTCTAAAGGGTGTTGAACCTCAAATGGATGACACTGATGGGCTATAAAACGACAGACGGAATGAAGGAAGAGGCTCGCAAGGGTCTCGACTGGCGCAGTGAGTTCGGTCGCGGTGGCACTGAGGTAGGAATTGCCCGTGCGCGTGACATTGTGAATGATCGTGAACTCAGTGATGACACTGTTAAGCGGATGTATAGCTTTTTCAGCCGTCACGAAGTGGATAAGCAGGCTGAAGGCTTTCGACCTGGTGAAGACGGTTATCCATCCAATGGCCGCATAGCGTGGGCTTTGTGGGGCGGTGATGCTGGTTACTCTTGGTCAAAGGATAAGGTTGCATCAATGGATGATGAGCGATCATATGAAGATTTCAGACCATTTCCAAACGAACACGCAGCAAGACTTGTCGATCCTGATAAGTTTGATGGCTTTCGGCGTGATAATGACGCTGGTGGGGCCGGTATTGATTTTATCTACGGCATTCTTGCTGGTGGTGGTACTGAGCTACAGGCTATTCGTTTTGATAAAAGCCGCTTTACTCCGGCTGAAGCGCGTGACTGGTTGAGTAAACATGACTTTCGGCCTATAATGTTCGAAGAAGCAACCGGAGAGCGG